CGTGGTCCTCGTGGTGAGCGTGGTATCCAGGGCCTGACCGGTACCGCCGGCGCGGATGGTGTCCCCGGTGAACGTGGTGAGCGTGGCCTACTCGGACCGCCCGGACCGGAAGGGCCACATGGCCAGACCGGCGAGCGTGGTCCCCGCGGAGACCGGGGACCCACCCGGATCTGCGACCACACCCCCAGTGGCCCAGACAACACCCCGATCCTCAGGGCACAGACCGAACTGACCGAGGCGATCACAGAGTCGATGGCCACCCTCCAGGAGGAGTGGGAGGAAGCCCTGGAGCAGCTGCTCGAAGACTGGGCACAGGTCAGTGAACGGCAGCGCGAGCAGCTCGCCGAACAGATCCGGGTCGCGGTCGACCAGGACAACCCTGAGGCGCTCGCCGAGCTGGATGCCGACGATGACGATGCTGCGGCCCTGCTACTGCTGCTGCTGCTGTTGTTGTCGGAGTCTGGTGCGCAGACGGTGGTGGTGGAGGCGGCCGCCCAGGGTGTGGCGGTGGAGCCGACCGTTCCCCCGGAGGGTGAGCTGGCTTCGGCGGCCGCGGTGGTCACTGCCCTGATGGCGGCCAGCCTGGCCGTCGCGGCCGGACAGGAGGCGACCCGGATCGCCGGGGAGGGCATGACGGGTGCCGAGGTGGCCGAGGAGGTGCGCCGCTACCTGGAGGGCCTGTCGGATCGGTATCTCCGGGACCAGCTGGGTGGTGCGCTGTCCCAGGCCCAGCATGCCGGGCGGATGGCGACCATGGCGGCGGCGCCACCCGCCCGGTATGTGGCGGTCGAGGTCAATGACCTGAACCGCTGTGAGAAGTGTGCCGAGATCGATGGCGCCGAATACGCGACGCTCCTGGCCGCACAGGCGGATTACCCGGTGAAGGGCTATCGCCACTGCCAGGGCGGAGTTCGGTGCCGCGGCCAGGTCGTACCCATCTGGGATGAGTGAGGGAGGCAGTCAGTGCGTGACCAGCGTCTGAAGATCGCGCGGCCGGCGGCGCGGCTCCGCGAGGGCCGCGCCGACTGGTATCGGATCACCACGAACAAGGTCGATGGCGCCGAGGTGTGGGTCTATGACGAGATCGGCTACTTCGGGGTGACCGCCGCCGACTTTGTCCGGGAGTTCGCGGAGATCGACCGGGACCGGATCTCGGTGCACATCAACTCTCCTGGCGGTGAGGTGTTCGACGGCATCGCGATCTACGAGGCGATGCGGCAGCACGACGCCGAGGTGACGGTGTACATCGACAGTCTGGCCGCATCGATCGCCTCGGTGATCGCGATGGGTGGTGACCGGCGGATCATTGCCCGCAACGCCCAGATGATGATCCATGATGGACATACTGTTGTGGTCGGAGATGCCGCCGACCTCCGGGCCCAGGCCGATCGCCTGGAGGCGGTCTCCGACAACATCGCGGACATCTACGCGGATCGCTGCGGTGGGACCCAGAAGAAATGGCGGAGCCTCATGCTCGCCGAGACCTGGTTTTCCGCCCGTGAGGCTGTCGACGCCGGCCTGGTCGATGAGGTGTCCGGTAGTTCCTCCGCGAAGAACGACTGGGATCTGTCGATCTTCGCATATGCGGGGCGGGCGACGGCTCCGGCACCAGCCATCACCCCACAGCAGAATCCGAATGACCCGGATGACCTCGACTTCTCCTCGTTTGCCGACGCTCTGAAGGGAGCATTCGCGTGACTAAGATCGCTATTCCTGACGCTCCCGACAAGCTGGAGGAGCTGCTCAACGACGGCCCGAAACTGAAGATGCTCTTCGCCGAGGGATCATTCCCGGAGCTGGTCAAGAAGTATGCCGCCGCGGTCAACAAGGCCGACCCGGACATCGGCGAGCAGGTGAGGCTGGAAACCCAGCGGGTCATGGCCGAATTTCTGCGCGACAACGAGCAGGACTTCACCAAGCGCCTGAACCTCAACACCAAGAAGAATGGCGCCGGACGTCACGGCACCGCATACAACAAGCTCGCCATCGGATGTGCCCTCGACGGAGAGTTCGATGGTGTCGCCGACTACCTGTCCTCCGTGGCGCCGGGGCAACGGCAATCCGTGGCCGACCGGGACCGCTGGGCGAAGATCCGCAACGATTACTCGAGCGTGGATCCGGCCACCGGCGGATTCCTGGTGCCGGAGGTCCTCCGGTCCGAGCTGCTGTCCAACAGCCTGGAGGCGGCCATCATGCGCCCCCGGGCCAATGTGATCACCATGGATGGGCCGAGGGTTCCGTTCCCCTGTGTGGATGAGACGACCCACAGCGGATCGGTTTTCGGTGGCATCACCGGATCTTGGGTTGCCGAGGGTGCCGCCCTTCCGGAGTCGGAGGCCAGATTTGGGAGGGTTGTTCTCGACGCCTCGAAGTTGGTCACCTACTGCGAGGTGCCAGCCGAGCTTCCCTCGGATGCGCCAATCGCATTCGGTGACTTCATCAACACGAACATGCCGGCAGCGATCACGCATTTCGAGGACTACGCGTTCCTGAACGGCAACGGGGTGGGTCAGCCCCTGGGGGTCATCAACGCCGGGAACCTGGCGCTGATCGCGCAGGCCATCGAGGCCGCCCAGCTGGCAGACACCATCGTCTGGCAGAACGTGGTCAAGATGTTCTCCAGGATGCTACCCAGTTCGTTGTCCAGGGCGGTGTGGTTGGCAGCCCCGGACACCTTCCCTCAGCTGGCGCTGCTGTCGGTGGCAGTTGGCACCGGTGGTTCGGTGGTCTGGCTGGGCAATGGTGCCGATGCCCCGGCGATGACGATCCTGGGCCGCCCCGTGATCTTCACGGAGAAGGTGCCGAAGCTCGGCGACCAGGGTGATCTGTCCTTCATCGACCCCATGCAGTACCTGGTGGGCGACATGCAGCAGATGCGGGTCCAGTCCTCCGAGCACTACAAGTTCGGCAACGACGTGATCGTCTACCGGGTCATCGAACGTGCGGACGGCACCCCCTGGATGCGGTCGGCGATCACCCCGGCAAACGGGTCGACGGCAACCCTCAGTCCATACGTCACGCTCGCCGAGCGGGCGTAGGTCCCATCTCGCGACCGAGGGGCCAGCTTCCCGGCTGGCCCCGGTAGGTCCTAGCTGGTGCGGCAATCAACCCCCGCACAGAGAGAAGATTGATCGTGAAGGGTCTTGGCAGGCTTTTCGACATCGGCACCGGCTGGTCCCCGGTTGACCTCGACACCCTCAACGCGGCCACGGGAAAGCGCGTCGACATGGCGCACGCCCGAGCGTGCACATTCCTGGTCTTCTGCGCCGCCGGCGCCGCAGACGATCTTGTGCTCGATGTGCAGCAGCACACCGCCTACACCGGTGGCACCACCGCCGACCTGGACTCCACCGCGGTCGCCACCTCCACCGGAGTCGTGGAGTGGTTCATCAAGGCCGAAACCCTCCTCGACAATGACGAGTCCTGGTCGAGGCAGACCCAGACCGAGGCGTCCGAGGTGACCGTCACCGGGGCGACCTGGGGCGCCATGGAAAAGATCATTGCTATTCACGTCGACGCCGACCAGCTCGGCGACACCTACACGCACCTGTCCCTCAATGCGGCGGTCACCACCGCGAACCCGCTGCTCTCCTCCTGCGTGTACATCCTCCATGACCTGGTCACCCAGCGGGCGCCGGCAAATATGCCCAACTGGCTACACCCAGGTGCGGCCAACGCCTAGCCCATAGGCAGCCCAGCGGCGCAGGAGCGCGGCCCACCAGATCCCCATGGTGGGACGGCCGGTTCGATCCCGGGCTGGGCACCACCACCACCAACAAGGGTTCGAACCCCGAAACGGAAGGTGTTCACATGTCGTCGACGGACCTGATGTTCAGCCCGCTTTTCAGCCGCCACCACCCTGGCGGGGTATACACGATCGCCGGAATCGACGAGGTTCCCGGGGATGTCTGGTTCGTCGACAGCAACTGCACGAATGCCTCTGACGCCTCCGGGTATGGCACGAATCCGCAGACCCCTTTCGCGACCCTGGCCTACGCGTTCTCCAGCGACTCGGTTTCCTCCGGCGACGTCGTGTACCTCATGCCGAGCCACGCCGAGACCATCGCCGCGGCCGGTGGCATGACGATGGACATCGCCGGTGTGCGGGTCGTCGGCCTGGGCCGCGGTGCCACCAGGCCCACGATCTCCTGGTCGACGGCACTGTCGACCTGGCTGATCACCGCGGCCAGCACGACCGTGGAGAACCTGATCTGCACGGTGTCCGCCGCGGTGGATGTGGCCGCCGGTATCACCGTGACCGCCGCGGACTGCACATTCCAGGACATCGAATTCCGCGAATCTGGGGCCACCCTCCAGTTCGTCGACGCCCTGAAACTGCACACCGGGGCGGCCCGTACCACAATCAAAAACTTCAGGTTCTCCGGAGCCGCCGGCGACATCGGAAACTCCGCGATCCTGATCTCCGCGGTGGTCGACGCGGTCCGCATCGAGAACGCCTGGATCGTCGGCACCCTGATCGCCGGCGGAATCTCCTCGACCGCGGCGAACACCAACATGCTCATGCGCGACGTGTACGTGGAAAATCTGCTCGCCGGAACCGACACCTGTGTTGGCCTCAATGCCGGAACGACCGGATCCGCCGACCGGGTCCGTGGCCGCAGCCAGCAGAACGACGCCGACGGTTTCAACCTGGCCTTGGTCGGTGCGGCCATGAGTTGGTTCGACCCGCTGGTGGTCAACCTGGCCGGAGAGCGTGGCGGCGCCTGGGGCACCCCGTCGGCGGCGGCCTGACCATGAGATGCCTTACCTGTTCCCTCGAATACGAGGTGTGGCCCGGGTGGTGCCCGAACTGTGGGAGCGCCGACTGGGTTCCGCAGTCACAGCCGCCGGCGGCCAGGCCCAGGCGGCGGCCGGCGGCCGGCGGAAAGAAGCGGGTCCGGTCGATCGGCGAAGACCGGGTGTCCACCACCGTGAACCGGTCCTCGACGACGGTCGACGACATTGGAGTTGTCGTCGTGACACCGGTGGGTGATGGGCGGTGACCGTCTACAACCGGGGAACCGAGGGTCTGCTCAGCGATGTGCTCACCGTGCTGGGGACCACGAAGACTTCCTTGTGGCCGCTCTGGGAGAGCACGGGATCCCTGGTCACCTGTATCGGGGTGGGTGATCTCACGTCAGCGGAGACCGGTGGGGCGGCTGAGGCCCTGGAGGATGATTTCGCCCCGGTCGCATTGCCGTGCGGCCTGCACTCGTACCACTTCCACCCCACCGGCGATCACCATTTGGCGGGGATCGACCATGCGAACTATTCGTTCGCCGGTGATGCCCCGTTCTCCTGCGGGGCCTGGATCAGACCGACGGAAATCGCCACAAATGTGATCATGGCGAAGTATGATTCCGCCGGGGCAGCCGAGGAGTGGCGGCTGTGGATCGACGCCGCGGGGAAGCTCTCCCTGGAGCTGCATGACGCGTCGGCCTCCGCCTCGGAGATCGCCACCACCACGACGGCACTCACCCTCGGCCAGTGGGTGATGGTAACTGCCACCTACGACGGAACCGCCGCAACCCCGGAGGTCAATCTCTACGTCGACGGCCAGCTGGCCAACAACGGGACCACCGCGGAGACCGGGGCCTACGTCGGCCTGGAGGCCGGTGCCGCACCCCTGACCATCGGATGCTCCGGGGTCACCGCCCTGCCCGTGGCCGAATTCCATGGTCGGATCGCGATGCCCTGGCTGACCGGGAAGGAACTGACCGCCGCCGAGGTGACGTCGATGTTCAGTCTCACCGCGCCGATGATGGGCGTCTGCTGACCGGGGGGAGATGGACCATGTCCTACCAGCAGCTACTCGACATTCTCCGCGAAGGCCGGCAGGAGGCGGAGAAGGAGCGGATGCGGCCGAGATACTGCCCGAGGTGTAGTCGCAGTCTGATCCCCGGGCCGGAGTTCGGCGCCTACCCCTGGGCCGACTGCTCCTGGTGCGGCTGGGAATGGTCAGTGCCGCCGGGGTAGGTGCCGCGGCTGAGGACATCCACGCGCACCCCACAGACCCCCGGGTCTGACGCCAAGAAAGCAAGGGACAGGGTGAATGACAGAGATCTGGTACACGACCCGTGAGCGGGTCAAGCGCGCCTTGGATGTGGCGGAGACGGCCCGTAATGACACCCAGGTCGATGAGGCGATCGCCGCCGCCACCCCGGTGATCGAGGACCTGTGTCACCGGGTGTTCTACCCGTGGGTTGGTATCCGCTACTTCGACCATCCGCCGCGGCAGAACACCGCACCCTGGCGGCTGTGGCTCAACGGAAACGATCTGATCTCCGCCACGTCGGTGGTCTCCGGTGGCACCACCATCGATCCGGGGGACTACCTGCTGGAGCCGGCCAACAGCGGACCCCCGTACACCACGATCGAGATCGACCTGTCCTCCTCCGCGTCCTGGTCGTCGGATGACACCAGCCAGCGCGCCACCGTTATCACGGGAACCTGGGGGTACCGGCTCGACTCGCGCCCAGCCGGAGTTCTGGACGTCGCGGTGGCGACCACCACGGAGACCACGATCGCGGTCACCGACTCGGCGGCCGCCGGGGTCGGGGATCTGCTCCTGATCGGATCCGAGCGCCTGGCCGTCACGGGCAAGTCCTGGGTGTCGACTGGCCTGAACCTGGAGACCACGGATCTCACGGATTCGGCCGCCGACGTGTCGGTGACGATGTCGGGTACCACCGATGCCCCGGTCGCCGGCGAAACCATCATGATCGATTCTGAGGTGATGCTGGTGGTGGCTGTGGCCGGCACCAGCCTGACCGTGAGGCGTGGGTGGGATGGCTCGGTGCTCGCAGCACATACCGCCGGGGCGGGGACCCTCATCTACGCACCCCGCATCCTGACGGTCGAGCGGGGGGTTCTCGGCACCACGGCCGCCACCCATCTGATTGCCGCGGCGATCAGCCGCCACCGGCCGCCACCGCTGGTGCGGGGTTTCGCGGTCGCCCTGGCCATGAACACCCTGCTGCAGGAGGAGTCCGGGTATGCCCGGATCGCAGGGTCTGGGGACTACGCCCGGGAGTATTTGGGTCGGGGTCTGGAGAGTCTGTCCGAGCAGGTCTACACCTCCCATGGCCGCAAGGCCCGTGGTCGGGCGGTGTGAGCATGCTCCAGTTCTCTGT